GCTTAATCATTGCACAGGATACACACCAGATGGGAAATTGAAATATACAGTTAAAGGCACTAGAATGAGCGGAGACATGAACACGTCATTGGGTAATTGCGTCCTGATGGTGTCCATGATAAAAGCTTATGCTCTGGAATTCAAGATAGACCTTCAACTAGCCAATAATGGTGATGACTGTGTGGTGTTTATGGAGAAGTGTGATCTTGACCGGTTTAGTGTTGGAGTGTATGATTGGTTTTTGAAACTAGGATTCAATATGACTATTGAACCTCCAGTCTACATTTTTGAACAAATTGAATTTTGTCAAACTAAACCAGTTTTCGATGGCAACACTTGGATTATGTGCAGGAACCCGTACACAGCGATTGTGAAAGATTCTGTAATGCTTAAACCTTATAGGTCCCCGCGAGAATTTAAAAATTGGTTAAATGCGGTGGGTATGGGAGGGCTGCGATTAGCAGGCGGCCTCCCAATATTTCAAGAGTTATATATGTGTTACATTAGGTCCGGTAATGTGAAAGATGTTCATCTTACTAAACAGCAACGACATAAACAAAACAAAGCGCACGACTTTGAAAAAGAGTTGCTGGGATGGAGTATGCGGTATTTGAGTAAAGGAATGAAACGCGGTTATGGTACTGTATCGCCAGCCGCTAGAGATTCCATGTATTGGGCCTTTGACGTCACACCTGACGAACAAATTTGCCTTGAAGAATATTATTCTCAGCTCAATATATCATCTGATCCGGGTTGTTATGCGCCCAGACAGATTTTCACATAGGTGTTTAAAAGGGCAGGCTAGAATCATGGGAATTAACGATCCCACCCAGCCAGTTATGGGGTGTCTCTCTAATGTGCTAAATACAATTTGATGTGCTAATATAAATGCCAAGAGACTGCAATGCACAGCGAATAGTGAGAAGGCACGAACAGTCCCGTTGGGTTGCGGGATCCCATACAAACCTCCCAAGTTTGATTTAAATAGTTTATGTCAGAGTACATCATAGCAGAATTAGACGCAGCACAAACAGCAGGAATCGGAGCCTTACAAACGGAAACAAACGCATCAATTCAGTTGGCTGAATCGAT